AAGAAAGAGTATTCTTAGAATTTTAGGATATGATGAAATATATTTCAATAACTCCAAGCATCATTTAAGTCTACTATTACCATCATTCGAGAAAATGATTGAAGGTGTAGTTGATGACACAGGTGTTTATTATGTATATGCTCATTGTAATCCTCTCAAACCTTTGAATATAAAACATGATATTAAACATCTATTCTTATCTTCAAAATTTTCACCGCAACTTGAATATGAGCCGTTTTATATAGGAAAAGGAACAGATAACAAGTATCTCAACCTCAACCTCAACAGAAACGGTTCTCATAGTAAAATAAGAAGTGGTCTTAAGAAATTTGACAAAGAAATAGAATGTGTTATTCTAAGAAAGAATCTTTCTGCTGATAATGCTCTTTTACTAGAATCCAAATTGATAGACATTCTAGGACTTAGATCGCTTTCTCATCACGGTCTATTATGTAATCTGGATGAAGGGGTTGATAATAATCAGAGAAGATTACTATATGATGATCCAACTATAACGAAGATATTAAAAAGAAACGGATTTAGATTTAAGGAGTAAAAATGAAGAATATAAAACAATCGTTTGTGCCGTTCTATATTTGGTGGGTACAGATAAGTTTGATGGCTGTAGCAGCCTATTGGGCCTTTTATAATGGAATCTTCACACTTGTATACCAATCCGACGTATCTCACATAACACAAGTCATTGCCGTATTCCTGTTGATTGGTGTGGCTCGCATTGGTTGGTTATCCTATAAGTTTGGTAAGTTGAATGCTTACTTTGCCGAGGATGCCGGGACTTATGGCAATATGAGAAAGCATATTGAAGAGTGGAATGAAGGCTCAACAATGTTTATGATGGGAGGACTTCTCGGTACAATTGTTGGTTTTGGTCATTTGGCTTTTGGTGTACTTGGTAGTACCAATTTTGAAAACGTTGATCCGGCCCAAGTTATTTCCTCTTTGCTAACTCCCTTCGGAACAGTGTTCTTTTCGGCCGGTGTTGGTGTGCTTTCAGCCTTGATTATGAAGATTCAGACAATGCTATTCCTGTCATTCTCTGGTATTTCGGATTATGAATATGACAGCACGCGACGCCAATAAAGCACATAGACGGTATGGATTTCTCTGGTCATTTGTTGAGTTTCTAATCACACTCAATGCTTTCATTCTCATTGTTAATATTCTACTATTTTTAATGGTGATCACTTCCGTTCAAGATGTTAAAGAAGAGGGAATTAATCCAAAAGCCGAATACATTACCATTATGTCATGGGATAACACCGTGGACTGCGATGTTGATATCTGGGTCAAGAACCCTTTGGGGAGCATCATTTATTTTCAATATAAAGACATAGACCATATGTCCCTGGATCGCGACGATATGGGAGTAAGGTCGGATATTGTCAGCACAGGCAATGACGAAATAGCCGTGGTTGATAATAGAGAGTATGTGACATTCCGTAAAATGTTCGAAGGTGAATATGTTATAAACATGCATCTTTATGCTTGTAGTAATCCAGAGGGAGGAAAGTATTCCTTTCAGGACATGGTGCCGGCATTTAATGTGCATTTGGAACTCATCGATGTTAACCCAAACCTAAAGACGGTTTGGCAGGGAGAGTTTACATTTAATCAAATATGGCAGGAACAAACTGCGTTAAAGTTTTCAATAGATGATAAGAGTACCTTTGTGTATAATGGCTCTGATTATCTACAGTTAGTAAGGACAAATAGATAATGGATCCATTGTTTGCAATGATCGGCTTCTTTATTGGAGCTATATTGATGGCTATCTCTCTCTTTTACTTCAAAGGGTCTTGGTTTGTCAAGTGTGGTATTGTAGCCTTCTATCTATTTTTTGCCACATCAGTTTACTCCGGTTTTGATCATCTTAAGGGATGGCCTGCTCAAGGTCCTCCAACATCTGGCAACCTGATAAGTGCGTATATCATTAAGAATACTGCGATTTATATTTGGATCAAGGAAGATGTTGTTACTGTGTCTTGGTGGGTATACACTAATAAAGATTCTGGCAGACTATATGTTCTTGCCTATACCAAGGAGTTGTCGGAAAAACTAACAGAGGCTCAATATAAAATGAGTCAAGGATATGTCGTGCGCTTTGGTGTCGAGGAAGAGAGTACAACATCCAACGGTCAACAAACTCCCGGACCGGCTGGTACCAACTACAATATTGAAATGCTTGCACCAGATCAGGTAATGACAAAATGAATGAACAAAAAAAGGAAGAAATAAGGAACTTTGCATCGATCTTGGAGAAGATACGAAAAGAAAAACGAGTTTCTTATATGGATGCTATTGTTTTTTATTGTGAACAAAACGATTTTGAACTAGAAGTGGCCGCCAAGATTCTTAGTCCTCATATCAAATCACAGTTAAGGATTGAAGCTGAAACTCTAAATCTATTAAAAGAAAAGCGAGAGAGGCTGCCTATATAATGTCCAGGATGACTGCTCAAGAATGCTTTGATGTATACCGAGCCGTTAAGATTCACTTTACCTCAGACTATAATTATAATCAGTATTACGGAAAACTTACCTTTTTGAATGTAGATACCAGAAACGACAGATTTCATTTCCATAGACTTGTCCGAATGATCGATGGAAATGATATGCTAGATTTCTTTGTGGCCAATGCCATTTTTCGCAATACCCCCTGGATAGGGGATTTAGTGGATGATACCGCTTTGGACAATTTTACAGCCTATAAAAAGTATTTCGAGTCTCTTTCATATTTCTTTCGTCTAGACCTTGACAAGTTATTTGAAACCCAGTATACTGATCCTAATGATATCTTTAGATCAAAGGGAGGTCAATACCCTCCGATTGTACAGAAAGCCCTGTCTGGAGATATCTCTATATTAACTTTTGCTGTTATTGAGGATATACTGAGCTTCTGTAAAGTGATCAATAAGAAGATTTCGGATGACATTCTATGGCCAAAGATATACAGGACAACCATAAAGGTCAAATCATTCTTTGAATACGACAAGGAGAAAATAACGGAAATACTCAGGGAATACAAATAGTGGTATCATAAATAGACTTGACAGTAAGAGATTTTACTGTTATCATTAGAAACACTTAGAAACACTAGAAAGGAACTAAAATGGTAGACTTTAAGACATTCAAGAAATCCTCTGAGGATATTCAGAGACTCGCCCGAGAAATCGAAAAGATTAACAAACCTCAAAATACATTTGAAGATCGAAATGCAGAATTCTGGAAGCCAACTCCTGATAAGGCTGGTAATGCCTATGCTGTAATCAGGTTCTTGCCTGAACCGGCTATTGACGGTGATGACGGTGTTCCGTGGGTTCGCGTATTCAACCATGCATTCCGAGGGCCCATGGGCACTTGGTATATCGAAAACTCTCTCACCACACTTGGTCAGAAGGACCCCGTTGGAGAGTATAACTCTATCAAGTGGAAGGAAGGCGACGAGGAAACGGCTAGGAACCAGAAGCGTACTCCCCGATATTATTCCAATATTCGAGTGATCGAGGATGCAGGAAACCCCGAGAATAACGGCAAGGATTTCCCCTACCGCTTCGGTTCAAGGATTTTCCGCAAGATCGAGGAAGCTATTGATCCGACGCATGATGCCGATGGCAATGATATTCCTGGTTCTGAGAACCTTGTGTCCGTCAATCCCTTTGACTTTTGGAAGGGTGCAACTTTCAAGTTCCGTATGAAAACCGTCAAGTCTGGAGATAAGAAGTTTCCGAACTATGACGACTCGGCCTTTGTTAGAGACGCCGAAGGTCAGATCGTCGTTTCGGCCTTGTCGAATGATGAAGCAGAACTAGAGCGGGTTTGGAAGTCCTTACCCTCGGTCCGTCGTTGGATTGCTCCCACCGAATTCAAGACTTATGATGAATTGAAAGCCAAGTTTGAAAAGGTCATTGGTATTTCCAATGAATCGAGTTTTTCTGGCCCTGCTCATACGAATACACCCAAGACAAATGTGGCTACCAAGGTTAAGACAAGGACCATTGAAGATGATGAGCCTGTTGTAACCACCACCAAGGTATCTGATACCGAATCACCGTTTGTTGATGACGATGACGATTTGGCTCTCTTTCAAAAGCTGGCCAACTCTTAAGCCGAAGCCACTTGTTCTAACTGAGGGTTGACCTCGGTGCCATATGTGAAAGCCTTTTGATTGGTATGTAGAGACTTTGTATTTGTCGGAATCATATCAGATGGTTTTCCCCCATAACTACCAGACCCGCTGCCACTCTTGGTTGCGGGTCTTTCTTTCTCCAGCTTATCAAGTCGAGACATTAAAACCTGATAGTTATCATCTTTGGATTTTGCTTCTGGTATAGGGAGTGAAGCAGGCGCCGGCATAGGACCAGGAAGAACAACCTCGGAATTTGGTCTTTTCGGTGTTAGTGGTATAAGAGCCGCAGCCGCCTTTTCGTTTGCTACTCTCTCTTCTTCCTTTCTTGTAATGTATAAGTTTTCTTGCTCCTGTTTCCATGCAGATATATTGATTAAGCTGTCGGATTTTTTCCTGGACTGATATTCCGCCCATCCCTCGGCATGAGCATCCTTCATCCATTGAGTTCCTTCATACATCAAGGCTGAAGCTACGGCTTGATTGGATCCCCAATGCATACCTTCTAGGCCCAGATAGCCGGCATTCATACCCTGAGAATGTATACCAACACTAGCACCAACTCGAATCAATTCTTCAAGTATTGGTATATCATCTTTATTATTCATAGATAGATATCTCTTTTTTCCGTTTTCATCATAAACAACAAACTTACCATCCCCCGCCATACCGTCGTCATGTTGATGGGTACCCTTGTGTCCTGGCGCCCCTTCCATTCTTTGGCCGCCGGAATAAACTTCAAATTTAATACGTTTTCCGAAGTTCTCTGATACCATTGATGTTGTATAAAGTGCTTTATCACTAAACCCTTCGTCCAAATCTCCTTTTCTTATCCCAGCCAATTCTTTTTGACGTTCATCCACACCACCAGCGAATACCCCTTCATGGTCAATTTCAGAGTGTTTATCCGTGGTACTACCAGGCTCATTTTTTGTATCATATGTTATACCCAACCCTTTACCAAAGTTATTATCGGTATAGGATTTTCCAGTTGGTATTTTAGTATTAAAGGCGTCCATGGCATGACCGTTTCTTACCGGTGAGTTATCTATAGAGGGCCGCTCAAAATTATTGGTTAGTATACTAGTGCCCTGCATCATATTATTCTCATTCG